CCTGGACGTATGTCTCCTGGTTGTGGAGCACCTGGGATAAATCCTCTGTCACCTGGACGTATGTCTCCTGGTTGTGGAGCACCTGGGATAAATCCTCTGTCACCTGGACGTATGTCTCCTGGTTGTGGAGCACCTGGAGTCCAGCCTCTATCTTTTTTAAGTCTATCTGCTGGTTCTTGTACCCCTGGAGTAAAGCCTCTGTCACCTGGACGTTTTTCGTTTAATCCTGATAATTTTTTAAGCCTGTTGATATCCATTGTTAGATTCCAGCTAACTTTCTAAGCATAGAAACATTTTCATCTTCTACTACTTCAGCTTCTTCCTCAACTGAGTCTGTAAGTGCATCTGCTGTTTTATCGTCAATTTTCACTGGATACGTTTTTCCATTAAAACTAAAACTTTTTTTACCAGCTTTTTTTGCATTAGCCGCCGCACTGTTGAATGCATTATCTTCTTCAACATCATCTTCGTCAACTACTGCTTCTTCAACTGGTTCAGCTTTGTATGAATTCCACGCTTCGGTGATATCTTCTACTTTATGATCTTCATATACTTTTGTTTCATCTACATGTACAGGTTGACCATTTGCACCCAAGTAGCGTCTGAGGCTTAGGTCCGCAGGACTTCCTAATGTGCCTTTGTATTCTTCTGGTTCGCCACTGTAATGGTCACCACTGTTAGCATAACCTTCTTCTTCAACAGGTGCTTCACCTGTTAATTGATTTAATTGCTCTGGAGTGACCAATGCAATTAATGTTCTCATACCTTCAGCATCGTCCATTACTGGCTGTTCTTCGATTTCTGTTGGCTGTTCTTGCACTGGTGTGTCATATGGTGACTTTGTAACTCCTGCTAGTTTGATTAAGTCTTCTAAATTCATAATATTACACCTTGTATTCTTTTGTTAATTCTTTGCTTTTAGCATCTTTGACCATTTTTTCGTTGAATTTATCTCCGTAATGATCTTCTGCATTTATTTTTTCAGCCTCGCTGTAATCTGCGTCAGCTAATATACTAGTTGATTCTTCATCAGATTCTTCTTCAACTTCCCAAAGCTCTTCAGCTTCGTTCATATTGTTTACTATCATATGACCTAAACTAATTCCGCAAATACCTGCAATTTCTTCGTGCAATGTATGTGGAGTAGCTGGTAGCTTTGTTGAAAAATCGTACATGTACACTTCTTGTGCGCCTACATCAGCAAAGCCACGTGGCTTGTGCATAATAGTTTTCTTAGGCGAACTCATGCTCTCCATGTTGTATTTTTTCATATGTGCTTCAATTCGATCCATATGTTCATCTGAAATCTCGTTAAGACTACGAAGTCTGAACTCATAGGTTTTTTCAGATTCTGCTAGGTATTGTTTCAAACTTTTCATCATGACTTCCTTCATTGTAATTATTTATCCGATTTATTCATTTTATCAATGACTGCATTAATCAAACTATTGCGGTCTTCAAACTCTTCTGCTTCACCTTGAATAGCAGTATCTCCACCTTTTATTTTTGCTTCTGCATGATCCAACTTTGCTTTTTGTAGTTGTAGTTGGACCATCTTTAATTTTTTGTCCATTTTAGCTGTTTTAGCTGTGATAGCATTAGTCATCATTTTACTTGCTACATCAAATACACTTGCCGCATGCCTATCTTCTACATTTTGTCCAAGATCCATAAGATCCTGAAATGCATGCATGGCTTTATCAGCATACTTGTCCATATCACTGTCTAATGCTTCCAAGTCTCGTACCTGTGGAAGAGCGGCGTCAATCTTATCTGCTTGCTCTAATTGTTTTTGCATTTTTTCCAAATCTAATCCCGTGGTTTGTTCTTCTTGGTCTGTTGGATATTGTGAGTTTACTTCATGTTCCATTGGCGGTAAATCAAAAACTTCTTCAATTTTTTTGGTCATTTACGTTTCCTTTTCTTAGGATTATTAAATAATTCATTTTCAGTTAGCACTCTAAATCCAACTCCTTGTCTTTGACAGTAAACTTTTGCGGCTTGCCATTTTGCTTCATTTACTATTGCTTGGGCTTTCTGTAATGTGCCTCTAGCATAAGCAAGTGTCTGTCCTGCAGGTTTAATTTCAATCATTTCTGCTTTGCGTTGTTTGTTCTTGTCTTCATACACTATAAAAAAATCTGGTACATAATGTGTGTTCTTACCTGTTGCAGGATTTTTATAAGGTATTCTGTGTGCTTCGCTAGCCCAAGCTAAAATGTTAGGATGTGTGTCTAACAAACGCATGAACTTTAATTCCCAACCACTACGATATTTGGGCCGGTGTTTGCCCACATACTTGCGAGGATTTTTTACTTCATATATACCTTGTTGGAATTTGTTTGCCATTCTAGTAGTATTTATTACTAGCCTACGGTGACAGGATTTCCATAGCTATCTGTTACTGCATTACCACTTCCATCAGTAACAACATTTCCTATTGTTTGTGTTGTTTGTACACCACTATTTCTGTTAGCTACAATAGATGCTTCACGGCCACCTTGTACTGCTTGTGCATCTGCGTTTTGCTGACTGCTTGCTGGTAGTGCATCAATATTGACATGTTCTGCTTGAAATTGTGCAGTATATTGAACAGGATTACTATCACTATAATCTAATCTATCATGGTTAATGTTAGCTAGCATGACATTATGTAAAGTGGTACGTCTGCCACCTTGAGCTGTATCCTGTTGATTAATAATAATTTGCTCAAAGAAAAAACGCTGATCTCCTGGAATGGATTTAGCACCAAAATTATTGCTTTCTCCGCTTGCAAAATTTCCATTTATTACATCATATGCAGATGCTGTAGTAGGATCTAATTTGTGCCCATGGAAATAATGCTGAGCATATGCCATTAATAGATAACCAAATTGATTATCTTTTGTATCATAAAAAATAATAGTAATAGGCTGTGTTTCTAATCTTGTTGCAACAAATCTAGGTCTATTGTATTGATTTAATCTGACAAGACTATAATCAAAGTCCGGAAGACCTGCACTTGAAACTCTGTCAAATGTAAAAAATCTTCCGAAACTATCATCTTCCAATGTGACTTGCGGATTTAGTATAAAATCAACGCTGAATTGAAATTTTTGACGAGGAATGCCAGTAAGCACTTGACTACCATGCTGTACATTAAACTTTTCAGCGGCAAGATTAAGAGGGCCGGTTGTACTAATAAGTCCCATTGGTTACCTTAATTAAGTGCCTGCGCCTGTTGCGTTGCTCACTGTTTGATCTAGTGTTGCACCTGTCAATGTAGCATTGCCAGCGGCATCAAAAATTTCTGCATTATCATAACGAATGGTTACTGTTACTTGTACTTGATCACTGTTTGCATAAGCCATATCGCCATACTGCAAGTTTGATATGTAACAACCTGCTAATTCAAATTTGTCTAGTACACCTGGTGTTGGATTAGCACCGTCTAAACTTTCAATTAACATTTGGAATTTATATCCACTTCCTGCTCTTACACTTTGTTGATTTGCATGATCAACTTGTCTATTGAGCTGACTATTAAGTTCTCTTAATACTGCACTGTCTACGTCATCTCTTAATACTATTGAAACTGGATCCCATGTATGTTTACCAGCCAAATAAATTCTAGAATTGTATGCATCTACCATCACTTCATCGTGAGTTATTCCTGGGCGTGTAACGCTTATGACACTTCTTGTGGGAACTCCACTGAAGCCTTCGCCAATGAAATTAACTCTAAAACGATAAGCGAGTTTAGGCATAATTGTTGTTGTGTTACCTTGATTATCTGGAACACCTAATGTTGTAATAACTGCCATAACTATCTCCTTGTAATACCGGCTATACGTATTTATGATTTTCAGTCAAAAAATTAGGCGCCCTTGGACGCCTAATTAAGTATTATGTTAATTTTTTTTAGTTTGTAGTTGATAAAGCACCAGTATTTACCAATCTAATTGGAATATAGATAAATTCTGCCGCTTTGCTTGGTTCAATTGCAACATCTACATAAAATTCGTTACGATCAATCCTTGCTGGTGTATTATTACTTGTATCACATACAACTGCAAAGTCATTCAAACCTCGTCTACTTAGAATATCTGCTAAGAAACGTTCAAATGCAATTTTTGCTCTTGCTCTTGTTTGATCATCATTGATTTCAAATAAGAATGGTCTCGCCAATTCATCAAATCTATCTCTGAGATATGCAACCAATCTAGCAACATTTACTCTATCAAGAGCACTTGTTGTTGTGTGCAATGTTTTTTGACCAAATATAATTGTGCCTTGTCCAGGGAATGTTGTTATTGGATTCAACTTAGCAGTATACATTGCATCACGCTGTCCTTGACTTAATGTAATTGCTTTAAATTCGCCTTCGGTTGTAATATGCCCAACTGCACTTGCATTTTGTACAACACCTCTTGTAGTTCCTGCTGGAGCAAACCATTGGAAACTAATGTTGTCATTGTATGCAAATGTATAAAGTGCCATATGACTTGGGGGAACAGTTACAGTTTCACCACCTGCAGGCTCTGTAGTTTGTCCACTTGGATAGTAAACTGCACTGTATGTGTTGTTTGTCACTAGACCATCTTCGCCATTTTCACTAGCACTTGCAGTATTTTTAACCCAACTGATTACGTCAGTTGCATTCTTACGCATTGGTGTATCAACAATAATAAATGCAGTTTCACCTCTATCACTATTCAGTGTAACCATTTCATCTACTAATTCTGGATAACCAGGTGCGGCAATAAGGCTGAATCTGTTTCCAGGATCTCTAAGATCTGTTCCAGCGGCAACTGCTTGCATTTTTGTTGCAACTACACCACGCTGTGCATATCTACCAAAACGTCCACTGCCATCTGCGTGATTGCTTGCACCATTTCTCCAAGCTGTACCATTCCATACTCGAACTGTGTTCTTACTTTGTGCCATGTTTACTACAACCATGCCTGTTGGATAAACTGTATGACTTGGTGCACCACTAATAACTGTAGCATTACCACCATTTGATGTATCTGCGGCTGTGTCTGTAATATCGGCAAATAATACACCTGTGCTTGTAGTTTGATCTGTATTATCATGTGTAACCCAAGCAGTAGCACCTGCATTATACTGTTTGATAACTGGATAAGCACGTTCATTTGCTTGTCCTACTCCAGCAAGAGTTGTATCAATCCAAATATCTCCACCGCCTGGATTTGTTGGAGCACTTGTGCTGTATGTTGCAGTTACAGGAGTAAAACCACCTGCTTGAACACTGTACAAGTCCAATGCATTGATTGTATTATCATGCCAATATTGACCAGTAGCGGCTGTTGCTGTTGGAGTGTTTGTTTGTGCTATTAAATCTGCTGTTGTTAAATCAACCACTGTTGCACCAGCACCAATTTCGCGTACTATAATTGAGGCTTTTGTATTTGCTTGTTGGTCAAGTAAAAGATTGCCAGTTACAGCTGAAGTCGCGTCTAGCACAGTTGTACTTGAACCATCTTGTGGTACGAAATCACCAATAGCACCTGCACCGTCTGCTTGAGTTGTGCTTACACCTTGCACTGTCTTTGGACTAAAGGTGCTGGTTGCTGTGCTAAATTCATAAAATTTAAGATCAAGTCCGTTACCTAAACGTGTAGTTTTTATCCAAATATCACCTGTGCTTGGTCCAGCTGGTGCACTATAATGTTCATCATAAGTAACAGTTTCACCGCCACTCATTGCGCCGTCACTGTTCATTAATTCCCAAGCTCCGCCTACACCATGAAAATATTCAATACCAATTTGACGTTTATCGCTTACTGGTAGTTCATTATCAACATGTACTACAACAAGATATGTACCATCTGTTGCGGCACTAGCGGCTGTGGCTGGTGTGTGAGCACCACCAACAACATCTGTACCATCATCTACATTGATTTCAACTGTTGGTACTTTATACACCCACTTACCTGTGGTTGCATTCCATTCGTGTATACCATATTTTGATTCATCTGTATCTAGCCACAATCCTGTGTTTGTAGCATATGATGCAGTTGGAGTTGTTGTAGTTGCTTCTAATTGTTGTAAAGGTAAATCAGCACGTACTACAAACGCCTGACTTCCTTGTCCTAAGTAACTGTACGCCGCCATCAAACCATATTCACTGGTTTCACTACCTTGTACAATTGATGTTCCACTTTTAGTGAACGTTGGATTACCAAAAAACTGTGTGAGTTCACGTTGACTTGTAACTTTAATTACTTGCCCTGCGTTAGCACTTTTAGTATTTTTAGCAATACCGTCTGCTTCACTGCCAGTAGGATCTGATTTATCTTGCTGGGTTGCAATAAGTAGTAATGGTACTGTACCAGCACCAGGGGCACCGTAAGCACTTTCATCTACTACTGATACATTAACACCAGGGGATACTAATACTGCCATGTGTTTCTCCTTATAAAAGTATTTGCTAGCAGTATTTACCAAAAATGCTATATATCTAGGGGGTTACGGAGGTTAACCTAGTAGTTAATTATATTTTCAACAGTGTGTTGAAGTTCTTCTAAACTGCCATCATTTGAGACAATTCTATCAAAATTACTGTCGCTTTCTATCCAAGCCCATTCGCTTGCATGTACGTCCTCAGGTTCAATACCATTATCCCTGCGTTGATAAAACCAATCTGGCATATCTCCTCTGCGTACTTGCCACACTTGTCCTTGTACACTGTTAATCATACGCATTTCATTGGGGAAACGCACGTCTGGTATTACCCAATTTGTATTAGGATTTTCCAATATCTTTTGTTTAACAAGACTTACCCAAATGCCGTCAAAAAATCCGTTACGCATACAATCAGTACCAAATAACTGAAGCACAAGACGAGGAGTAACTTCTCCGCCCGTTTCATTTGACCAGAACACATCGGCTTTTTCTCTCCAGATTCTACTGCGATCAGTGTCGCCTTCTAACATATCTCTATCCCAACCAAACACACTAGCCACGCCATCTTTTAATTTATCAGCAAAACTAAGTTTTTCAAAGTTGTGATTTTCTACGAGTATGTCAGCAACAGAGCCTTTGCCACTGCCAATAAGTCCACAAATTCCTATAATCATAAAATAATAATAGTATAGTTAAAGTTTGTTGTCAACCGATAATAACTCCAAGTCCTGCCTGTCCTTCAGCATAATACTTGAGATCATCTTCTAATTTATCAATTGATGCCTGTGCATCCATACGCAATGCATCTGCGTTTAAACTGGTACCACCTTGTGGTCCTGCAATGGTATTAAATTTACCTCTAGCTTCTGATAGTATCAACTTAGCATGTGCTAGAGCATAGTCTTTAATCCAAGGTCCGCAATATGGATCTTGTAATAGTTCTTCGTCGCTACGTTTTTTATAAACGTGCATAAAGTAGGTATCGTCTGCTTTAATTTTTCTGTGTAAGAATAATTTTTTGGTTACAGTATTCCATGTAAAAATTAAATTTTCACCAAACAATCTTCCTAATGTTTCTCTGTGTTGACTTAGTGCATCAAAAGTTGCCATGCCGCCTGCTCTGCCACTGTTGAGCAAATATGTATTTAGATATGCAGTTTCAAATGGTTCTATATCTCCCATGCCACTACTATTAATAGTACCTGCACTACGTCTATAGATATCATATACATCTATAATTTCATCGTCTAGTGTATAATCGCTAACTTCTTTAACTACATTAAGTTGAATAAAAGCTTCTTCTACACTATTCTCACTGCGTTGTCTGTACTTTTCAAAACTTTTTTTCACCGCAACATCATAATGTTCAGGATCAAGTTCAACGTCAACCATTTGCCCACCTAAGCGGAGCTCAATCTCTTTTATCATGTCATCTTTAATTGCCATACAAATATTTATCCGTTATAGTAATCCGCAGTATACTTGAGCAGTTGCTTTAGTTCTTTGCTATTAGGTTCAAAAACCTGTCTATATCTAGCATAGCTTGGTAAGTCATCTTTGTATGCTTCTGGATTGCGTAGGACTTGTTCAGGATTTTTTGTGTCTTTTATTTCACTAGCAAGGTCACTAGCATATGCCATAAGTTCATGTGGGTCACGCAAATATTCACGCATCCAGTCATTGGGATCTCCAGTTTTATTTGCTAGCTCTGTTCCTTTTTGATGACCACTTTTAATTTTGTTTACTTTATCTAATCCTATTTTAGCATATTGATTCCAATGAATTGTTTCATGTGCTAGCATACGCATTACAAGTTGTTTAAAAGTTTTTGGTCCATATTTGCCTTCTAAATTTTTACTAAACAAATATACTTGCACAAACTTACCATCTTTGTCTATACCAGCTTCTGCACTGATCCATTCATTAGGATCTTTACGTTCTTGGTCACTAGCAATAAATTCAATTGGTAAATTGTCGTAGTTGTTTTGATTGAGTATTTCTTCTAGTTCGTCGATGTCATCAACATCTCCGTTGTCATCTAATACTTTTTGATATTCTTCAATGCTGTCGTCAATAATTTGCTCTACCTGACTCATAAAATTTCTGTCAGGTTCCACCCTTGCTTCGACTAGTTCATGCAATCTCATACAAGTATTTATTTGAAGGCTTTGAGAATAATGGTATCTGCGTTAAATCGACCATTAAGTTTTGTCTCAGTAGTTTTTAAATAACCAAACTGTGATGCGATTTTATGTTTTGTAATCTTCTTCCATTGAGGTAAAACTTCATCTGGTTTTCTAATTGTTTTTTGTAAACTTCTATGTTCGCTAAAGTGTTGTAACGTAGTTCCTTTCACTTTAAACTGTGCATGATCGTCTGCATGGTATACACCAATCTTTCGATTTTTTGTATTGAAAACAACCAAAACAGTAGCATCAATAATTTCTGCAGGAGGAATACTACTGATTCCAAAATCTCCATCGCTAGCTTTGAACTTGAGCTTTTTAACTAGTTCAGATGCAGTTTTTTGTTTAGGTTTACGAACTGCACGATTTTGTTTTTGTTCAGCTTTCATAATTTCGATTGCATCAAACAATCTCTTGTAAAAGTCTGTAAGCTCTTTTAGTTGTGGTTTACTGTATGTTTCATAACCTTCTGCTAGTTGGGATTGCATTTCATCACGTTTTTTTGCAGGAGGCAAGTTGTTAAGTTCTTGTAATTCTTCGTAACTGCCTTTGTACCAATTAGATACAAAACGCAAGTGTCCAAGATTAACTCCGTTCTTTTTAAACAGTTTTATTGGGTGTACTGCTTTCAAAGGATTTGCCTTAGGATCACGCATCCAATCATCAATCCATTGATCCAATTCTTGAGTTTTATCTCCAGCCGCTTCCTCTAAACGTTCTTGTATGCTAGGCACATATACATTCTTAACTGTAGCTTTTTTCTCTTCAACAATTAGTTTACCAGCTTGAATTAATTCTGCAATTTTAGGTTTTATATAATCTGTTAAAGGGTGTATGTTGCCACTTGTACCTGGAAGTGTTTGCCAATAGTCATCTTCTGCTTGTACAAAGTCAGGACAGCCATCTAATAGCATACGACAATATATACCTACTAGGCCTTCATGCTTTGCCGCTTTTTTTGCATTAGAAATTTCTGATTTGCTATACTTGTTTTCTTTCATCCAAGTAAACATATGTTCTATGTTTTCAGTATGTTTATAATTCATATACCAAAAATCACTTACAGAACGTTTGAGTCTGTGAAACTTTTCTGCTTCTAGGTTTTCCCACCCTTCAAAGCTAGGTGCTTGTAAACCTCTTTTACTAACACGTTTAAACGAAACTTTTTTCTTAGGTTTTTTTGTTAAACTTCTAGGTGTTGCCATTGACTCTCTCCTGATTGTTTCTATTAGTTTAGCATCTTTTACTTATTTGTCAAGTGCTATAATCCGTATAAATATACGTATGCCACGATTGAGTTTATACAAACCGACCAAAACTAACGATTATCACTTTATGGATCGCAATATCCGTGAACAATTTAGTATTGGTGGTACTGGAGTTCACGTACACAAATATGTTGGTCCAGCTGTATTGCCAGATAAAAATGATCCTAGTCAACCTAATTATATTGACGGTAGAGAGATTGATCCACTAAGTGGAGAATTTATAAATGTTGATGGTATACTCAATGAGACAAAAGTACAAGATTTGCTGTTTATGGAAAACAGAGATAGAAAGTACGACAAAGATGTATATGAATTACGAGGTGTGTACAACGTACAAGATACTGATTTTGATCTAACACAATTTGGATTATTCTTAAGCAATGATATGTTGTATATGACATTTCACATGAATGAAATGGTCGAAGTGATGGGCAGAAGATTGATGCCTGGAGATGTACTAGAATTACCACATCTCAGAGACGCCCTTTTATTGAATAATTCAAGATCCGCTGTAAACAAATACTACGTGGTAAATGATGCAAACAGAGGCGCAGAAGGATTCAGTCAAACTTGGTATCCGCATATATGGCGTGTGAAATTATCACCACTTACAGACAGTCAAGAATACTATGATATTTTAGGGGACGGTGCTGATGCAAACAGTCTTAAAAATGATGTAAGCACATATAAAGCAGAATATAATATTAGTGATGCAATTGTTGCGGCGGCTGATGCAGAAGATCCAAATGGAACAAGTATGCGTGAGCATTTATTTGGTTATGATCATGCAACTAGTGGTGGCATTGTAAACAAAGATAACACATATAATCATGGAGAAACAATTGCAACCGGAGATCAATTTCCTAGTAATCCAAATGAAGGAGATTACTTTATAAGAAATGATTTTAGTCCTAATAGAATGTTTGTTAGAAGAGGTACTAAATGGCATAGATTGTATGATAATATAACTGATCAAACATGGACCGATAAAACTTACAATGCAAGTGATTATATTTTTAACAACAACGAAACATCAATATTTGATAACAGAGAATTTAAAGCACAACAACCAATGAGTAATGTTGTGCCTGCAAGACCAGATAATGCACTCAAGACAGATGGGTATGTTGCATCTGGATATATCCCAACTGGGTATGTAGCAAAATAGGAAAAGACAATGGCAATAACATTGAGAAGCGTAAAAGGAAGCGAACTTACTTTTGGAGAACTAGACGGAAACTTTACTGATTTAGACGGTAGAGTGACTACATTAGAAGGATCAACATTTTTACAAAATGTTGTAGAAGATACATCACCACAACTGGGTGGAGCTTTAGATACCAACAGCAACAATATTACTTTTAGTGGTACCTCTAAAGCACAATTTGGTGCCGCTCAGGATTTATCGATATTCCACAACGGTGGTCATTCAATAATACGAGAAACAGGAACAGGTGACCTTTATCTTCAAAGTGACAACAATGTAATACTTTCAACTGATAGTGGCACAAAGAAAATGGTAAAGGGTGTTGGCAGTGGTGAAGTTATACTTTATCATAATGATATACAAAAGTTGAATACCTCAACAAGTGGTGTAACTGTAGTCGATGAAGTACACACAGAAGGTGCAACTCCTCATCTAACACTAAAAAGAACTGACAATGCCAATGTTCCAACACTACGTTTTAAAGGCAGTGGTGGCACTATTGGCGCAAGCATTGACTTTGACGGTACAGCAGGCACTGCAAATGAACT